TTCCGTAGCCAAGTTTAGCTGCTTCATTAGCGGCGGCCTTTGTCGGAATTGCGCCAGCGGATTTGAGGATGGAGAGATTGTTGACTTCCTCCACCTCGCTACGCATGATATAAGGGTTGATGGTTCCCTTTATGTTGAGCCTGTTGTATTCGGATGTCTTTTGTATTTCTACTGAATAGCCGAACTTAAACAACTCTACAATGTCGTTGAGTGCGGGCTGAAACTCCTTTGCATCAAGTAACGCCTGATGATAGGAGTCTTTTGAGAGCATCTGAACGGTAAGAGAGGATATGTCTGCTCCGGACTTTATCTCGGTTGGCTCCGTGCAGTGGGCGGCTTGATATGCCGCTTTAATAAGCTGCTTCATCTGGAGTTCAAACGACCCGCTGGATTCTGCCGGTTCAAGGAATCCAACTTTTGAATTTGTGTCTGTAGAAGTAACTTGCATCGGCCTTCCGTCAATGGACGCGGTTATGTCAACGTCTGCGCCAAGTGCGTAGAAAATTCTCAGCGCATAAGCCTTGTTGTTCTCGCAGAGCTGCGACATGGCGAGGTCGAAGTTGTCAAGCAGATTCATTGCAGGGCCGGCCACAGTATCGCCTGCGTTGTGGTACGAGACTGGGCAACGAGGATAGTTGTGCGCAGTGGCGGCCTGGTCTATAATCCACGCTCCGGTTCCTTTTCCTCTCCCGTCCACGTCAATTCTGTAACGGATATAGTCCTTGTCATCCCAAACATCGAGGTAACTCACCTCCATATTCCCATCCCACGCTTTGTATTGCCTTCCAAACAGGCAGATTCTCCCATACGAATCGTAGTGTGGATAGAGGATGTCTCCCTTCGGGAAACTCATGCTTCTCCACCCAGGCTTTCCGTTGTCGATATAGAATACGATAGCGCAGTCGGCCACGATATTGCTGTACCATACAAGGTCATAGACGGCCTTCTCCATGTCGTGATAATCCCATCCTTCCATGAAACGGGCGAGGAGGTCTTGGTTCTCCTTGCTGTTCCCTCCACTGATTAGTTTAATATCCACGTGGTCTCCCGTGAGCATGGATGTCCGCTGAGAAGCGAATACTTCCGGTAGATTTGTCGTCACGCGGGCAACCTTTCGCGTGAAGTATCTCTTCGTCTCCTCGTCGTAACCAACGATGTCAGGATACCAATGCGGAGACATGATGCGGTGGGCGTTGATGTCTTGCTCGCGCATGAAATCGGCGTATGTGGGATAGGTGTACGAAAGGAGGCCAGTGATAATGCCCGCGTGTTCCGGAAGCCCGCTTTCAAGGGCGAGTAGCGAATCGGACGGCTTTATCCGGCGGAACGGCTGCCTAACCATAACCTTTTCCGGTGTCATATTTTCAATGGTAGGTTTGAACATGGCGTATCGTTTTTTTTGTTTTACATCATATAACAAAGGCCGCGAGTCCTTATCTTTCGTTGTTTCTTTGCGGCGTCAACCCTGTCCATGCAGTATAACAGGGCTTCAATAAAGTCGGGGGAGTGGCCGATAATGGCCTTCATGTCGGTCTTTTTTATGAGCGCCTTCGGGTTCTCATCCTCTTTCCATTTGAGGGCGATGCGTTCCTCTACCAGCTTCTCTCTTATCGTGAATGGAATGCGCTTCTCTGTGAAGGTCTTTCGCAGCACATTCTCATCAATGCTCATTTCTCCGTTCTGGATGGCATCTATGAGCATCCCGGCGCATTCGGATTTGCGCGTGTTGTAGGAAGTCTTGTCCTTGGCCGGCGCTTTATTGTCGAAGCCGAAGCAGCCACGCATATCTTCCGACTGCTTCAGCCAGTTCCCGATGCCATTCACGTCAAAGGCGAAATTCTCTTTCGGAATCTCATTCTTTTTCAGGAATCCGAGGATGATTGGCACGACGTCCTCCGAGGTCACATACCGCTTGGCGAAGATGTCGATGATGTGCATCCCGTCCATCGCCCACAGCACGAGCCAGTCATCACGAAGGGCTATGTCACCACCGCCGCAACGCACTCCATTCACTCTTGGCGTGTTCTCGAAGAATCGGTTCATGTCATCCATCGTTATGATAGCCCCGGTGTCATCTACGTCTCTCCAAACGCCGCGAATGTCATTGATGACAGATTTACTGCCGCCGGATGATATGCGGTTCATGTACTTCGGGTCGGCCACATGGAGAATCTTATTGTCTCCATAGTACCCGTCGATGAATGTTATTGATGTGATGAAGTTGGCGTATTCTTCATCTGGGTTAGCCGAGAGTTGTTGAATCTTTCGCTTGGCATTAGGATTCTCATATACTTCTTCCGGCGAGTCTCCCCAGGCGATTTCCATCACGTCCTCCCCATATCGGCAGAAGTATCTCAGCACTCCAGACCTTGATGGGATGGCCTCGTCCGTTTCAGGGTCAATCCACCAATCGAGGAACCAACGTAGTTTGTTGCTCCGGCCAACGGGGTTGCAAGTGCAGATGAACCTTGGCCTGACGCCAGCAGTGGAACGGTTTGAACCCATGAGGTCGAAAACTACAGACATGGATTCCTTGGTGAACTCAGCCAATTCCTCTATCACGATATATGGCATTTCCGCGCCACGGAAACGGTCTTTAATCTTTGAGAGGTCGGCGAGGTGTTCCATCTTCATCGTTGCCCCCGTGCCGTTGAAGAACTTTGCTTCGTAGGAGGTATCGGCGAAGGTCGCAAGACCACGGAAAAGGGGTTTACATGACTTCCAGATTCCGCGCTTCACATCTGCCTCGAAACGCCTGAAACCGTATAGGTTAGCATCTGGATTCTCAGCGTATCTATATGCACCGATGAGACTTACAGCGCTTTTCCCGCTGCCGCGAGATCCGCCACATATAACGATGTCCGCGAGGCTGGTCAGAACCTTCTCCTGGAAGCCAGCCTGCGGGACTATATTCCACAATCTTGCGGCATCTCCTTTCTTCTTTATCTCCAGGTTCTCCTTTCGCAGCTTCTCAATATAGTCATAGGTATAGACTTCCATCCCGAAATCTTCAAGGAAGTCCGGGTCGAGGTATTTCTTGTTTTCTATGAGATTTTCCGCACTCATTGAGTGCAAATGTGCGAGAGTTTGCGGAATTTTACGGAATAATTATTCCGCAATATACTTGTAAAACAAATATATTTGTCCGTGTATGGACGAAAGAGTGCAGAATAGCGGAGTGCAAGTGTCTTGCCCCTATTGCAAGAAGCCTTTTCCTGTAAGGGTGCAGCACCTTGAGGGAAGGCTTCGACTCTCGGTCCGTTGTCCGCATTGCAAGCGCCTTGGCGAGATAGTGATGCAAGACATAAAATAGCCAGCGCCACAGAGCGCACCATAGAGGCCGTACAACAGTTGCCAGACAACGCCATAGGCCCGGAGTAGAAATCCCGTGTGGGTTTCCGCTTCGGGCTTTTTGTATAACCTAAAGTTCTTTGAAAATGAAAGAAAAAATCATGAATGCGCTCAAAACCGAGTACGCGAAGATGGGGTTGGGCGACAAGGCTTTCGATGGGGTTGCCTCATTCCTCGTAAAAACCATCACAAAAGACGAAGAGATTGACGGTGTAATCAAATCAGAGGACACTAAAAATCTCCTCAAGGCGTTCCAAGGAGAATCCGACTCGCTGCGTAACCGCAACGCCCAGTTGGAAAAAGACTTCAACGCCTACAAACAATCCCACCCGGATGCAGACCCTAACAAAAAGGACCCCAAGCAGGACGATGGGAACAAAGAAATTCTCGACAAGCTCGACGCTCTAACCAAGAGGCTGAACGAAAGGGATGCACAGGACCGAAAGGCCGCTACCATCGCATTCGTGAAGGCTTTTGCGAAAGAATCCGGATGCACCGATGAAAAGGTGCTGAAACTTACCGAGAAACTGTTCTCTGTCAAAGAAAACGAGTCTGACGAAGACGCTGCAAAGCGGTTCAAGTACGAGTATGACGCGAATGTAAAGGAGTTCTTCGGCGACGGGATAACGCCCTTCAAGGGGAATATCATCAACACGCCAGCCAACGTGAGCGCGGCAGACAAGGCAGCTCAGGCCAAGGAAGACGCAAAACGGGTAAGGGAAAACAAATAACAACATAAACCAACCCCACTATGTTAGAACATTTCAACAACGCTTATTCGCGCCGCAGCGATTCTTTCGGTGGTGCGAATCCGTTCCTCTGCCATCCGGACGAGGTGAAGTACCGTCAGTACGGTGCTCTCGTAAAGGATGAACTCGCAGACAAGGAACTTGTTCACGCGGGCACTCCCTATGAGGATTTGGGAGGTCGTGAAGGTTGAGAGCGAGACCATCGAAACGGTGGCCAGCAAGCACATCACCCTGAACGCCAACTGGCTCGCCCCCAAGCTGACTGCCACCGACGTGGTGATGGTAGTTCCTTCTTCCATCAACGGCACCGGTAAGGGTGTGGTTGCCGGCACTGTCACCGACAACGAGGATGGCACCGTGACCATCACCGTGGCCTCCGCCAGCATCGACTCTGTTGCTGTTGGTGACTATCTCTCCATCGCCGCAGCCGCAGGTTCTTCCAAGGCCCTCAAGGTAAAAGGTAACGGCGTTCTCACCCGCGACCTTCGCGCCGGTAACGGCCAGAACTTCGTTGACATCGCCCGTGGCGAGGTGTACTGCTACGTCAATGTCGCCAATGGCATTCCCGCCGCTGTCATCGCCGCCGCCCGCGAAATCGGCCAGTTCATCGAACCCGAATACTTCGCAGAAGTACCCAGCAACGACTAAAGGAGGACTGAATTATGGCAAAAACTCTCATTTCCGGTCTGTATTCGACCGAATTTTATCAGCTTCTCGAACAAAGCCTACTGGCTCGTGGCTATGCTTCCCTGGAGGCATGGATCGCTGAGCAGCCTAACTACTGGTTCGACGAGGAAGCATGGAAATCCATCTACACCCTCGCACCCTTCGAGAATCGCGCCCGCACCTTCGAGCAGAAGATTGGCGAGCGCAGTGTTCCCATCATGGCTACCTACCTCTCCGACGAGGCAGAAGGTCCGCTGCTTCCTACCGAGGGCGTATCGAAGAAAACCGGCGAAATCCCCCGCATGGGTCGTGGTTTCTCGTTTGACATCGACGCCTACGAAAAGATGCAGATGCTCGCCCGCCAGGGCGTTGATGTGCAGGATGCCTATTACGACCAGTTCGTAAAGGACACCATGAGCCTCATCCAGAGCATTCACAGCCAGCGTTCCTTCACAGGCTTCCAGGTGGAGTCCAAGGGTTCCTATGTAACCACCCTCGCCACCTCCAACGGCGGTATCGTTGGTTACGAAATCAACCTGAACCCTCTTGCCGAAAACCGCAAGAAGTGTGGTGGTTTCTGGCTCGGTGACTTCAAGCACGGAACCAAGAATGCCTGGTCCTCCGGCAGCGCCAAA